GAGTGGTGAAAATGTGGACGAAGCATACTCACTACTTTGTTATTACGCAACAACAATGCGAGAAAATGGGAACCCCGAAGAATTCGTAGAGCAGTATCTCGGTGAGGAGCTTTACGAACGCTTGAATACTATGATTCAGTTTTTTAAAAAGTATGAAAAGTTTAAGAAGGAATTTAGATAGTAATCTCACAACCACCTGGGCGACTTGGGTCGCAACCACTCTCCGCTTCAAGAGATTTAATATCGGTACATCGTTGAAACGTTGGTCCATTATACGGTAACTTAACCCCTTCTTGATTCGATTTTGAATAAGCACCCAATTTAATTCCCGGTGGTAATATGAATGATTTACCTGGGGGGTCCATTTCATTCATATTCATAGTATTGAATTCTCCATCTGGTGCGACATCAATACTTACAACCGCCTTGCCTTTATAATCGCATTCTGAATAAATGACCATAGCAGCTGCATTCCCAACATCGTCTTCAATAGTTTTGATTCTTTTCCTATCGTTCTCCGCCTGTACGAAAAAGAGACCACCCCCTACCGATGCACTGAGGGAACATACAGCACATACCACAAGGGCGATCGTAGCCATATTATAATCTATACAGATTATAATATGGCTCTCATCGGTGTAGTCGCACTCTGTTGTGTCTCATCCTCCGCGTCAATTGGTGGTTTTTTTGGTGGTCTGATCCCAGGAACGGGGCCCCACTTTTTGAAAGTCACACAAGCTGATAAAATGAAAGAAATTGTTGAAGGTTTCATAAAATCCACTAAAGAAGGTAAAGAAAAGTTGGAAAAGTTCCCAGATCCGGGACCAGACATGTCTGGTTTAAATGCAGAGGAACGCATCGAATACCTGGAGATTGCGAGAAAGCATATGCAAGATTTTCATGATGGAGAATTATGTAAAGTTGTAAAAGAAAATACAAATACCGAGGGTAAATTTAATGGAAAATCTGCTCTAACAAAATATTCAACTAATGTTTTTACACTCAATGGTTCTAAGAACAAAAACGTCATTTTTGAGCAGTACGTTGGTATAGGTCCCGGTCCCGACCAAATTAGTAATGGTAAAATACCAGAAACGATAGCATTGTGTGTGGCATCAGATGAGGATTTCGAAAAATATATGGAAATGTTCAAATAATCACGATACCAAACCTTTTAGACATGAACTTCTTGACACCCTCAACAGTTGGATAACTCCAGAGGTACCAACGGGACCAAAAACCAGCCCCGTCGATACCACTCATTCCCCAATTCTCTGAGAAGCTGTAGTCTACATTCAACATCCTTTCGTGTATCTTCTTGGGGTCTCTCTCTGCTATTGTGCGTTTGGGTACTCGACCCCCATGGCGGAGTACGTAAGAACGCATACGTGAAGGATTCTTGTGTTTGGTGTAGTCGGAATACCCACTTGCACCAAAGTCAACAGTCCTACCATCTTCGAGGATGGCTCTAAACTTTTTTTTGCGATTAGGACTCCTGATGACTTTGACAGTATACATATAACTTAAAAATATAAAAAATATATATGTATGAATAAAATTGCGTACCCTTTTATTTTATATAACTTATCTCTTCATCGAAATAAAGTTAATTTTGTTAACAAAATATTACCAGGTGTAGATTCATATGATGAGTACAATTTATTTAAATCTGTTAAACAATCAAAATTAAAGTATAGAGATCTTTCTGGTGTAGAAAAAGTATATTACAAATTAATTATGAATGGTAGAATTATAAGTTTTAAAGGATTATTTACTTACTGCACCCACCACAGTACCCCTCCTTCTTGGGGAGGAGGAAGAGGCGTTCAGGGCCACGCTTGACACGGAACATGTGGTCATATATATGAAGGAGACCGACGGTGAGCGCAAGGGCGGCAACTACACTACCCTTAACCTTACGAGCCTTGAAGGCATATAGAACGATGATAGCAACGAGAATCATCTGGACAATTGTCAACTTGGGCAAGGTGGGCATCGAGAAGCGTTTCTCGACTGTGTCAACTTCCTCAGTAGGTTGGGGCTCAGCGTATTTGGACCGTTGTCCGTAAATGGGCATTTTTATTATCTACAGAGAAAATAATGTGGCCCCTCATACTGGTTCCTATGGGGCTGGTACTGTATGATTATTTGAAAAGGCCAATTGATCGCCTGTATTTCCAAAACCCACGGAGACCTCTAGTGGGTATGGAGAATACTCTAAATGATCTTTTTCTCTATACATCAAAGTATTCAACCCGAGATTATCCCGGACTTTGGTTGATAAAATTACACTATACTAAAATTCGTAAAGAGTTTGATAAAGTTTCTAAGACTACAAAGAAGTATATATTTCATGAGGCTGATCCATGGTTTGATAAGAATGACGATTACTATTTCTATAAAGTGGAGGATTTCCCTTATTTGAAAAATTTCATTGATCAATTTTCATCAATCTACAACGAGACAGCTATATTCGCTGTGATGGATGGACCAACTCGCATACCACCTCACCGTGCAGAGACAAATTCATTACTTCGTTACCACATAACAATAAAAGGTGGGGGTGATTGTATTCTGAAGACTGAGATGGGAGAACACGTACATTGTGAAGGGGAAGACTTTTTATTTGACCATTCACGATACCATGAAGTTACGAAGACTGGAAATACTAAGAGGGTTGTTTTAATTCTGGATGTCAAACGATTTTAGAGATGTTTCTGACAGACAGCGACATACATATCACTCCCACCAATGAGTTCGAGTTCTGTGTTTTTCACTATACGTTTTGTGAACGGACCTGGAGTCTCGTGTCGACAATACATACATAATGCTGACAACTTTGTAACTTCACTGGCAATTGGGATACAATCGAGAAGCTCTCCCCATTTCCTCTGAAACGCATCACCATCCAGACCTGCGATGATTACATCCTTCCCCATATCTAAACAGGTTACGATAAACCTTTTAAGATCTGGATAAAACTGTGCTTCATCGATAGCTACAACATCAGAATCCTCAAAGTCACATTTTCCCATGAGTTCGTACAAATTGAATACTTTATGACAATCGAACTTTACATTATCATGGGTCTTGAGAACTTCATCTAGGGACCTGGTATCTTTGGCAGAGTTGACAACTATAATTCTCTTATCAAGAACCTTCAAACGCTTAAGTCGTCGAATAAGTTCAGATGTTTTACCAGAAAACATATTTCCCATAATAATTGAAAGTCCCATCTCACCTTATTATTATAATATTGTATTTTTTATATGGGTGATATACACAGAGCAGTTTTGAATGGTATGAAGGGGTACTACAACCCTAAGACGGGGGAGGTCAAGTTTGGTAGATGTGTATATTCAAGTATCGCGGTGGCAATAAAATATCTCAGTGAGAAGTAGATGAAACACGAAGGATTAATTTTAAGCAGGTGGTGGTGGGCGTTATCGTTATTATACTATTATGGTATAAATCCTTATTCACCTCTATTACCTATGATTTTAGCGAACACTTTCTGCCTTTATATAATACTATATAAATATCCGGGAAAATATCATTGGACCAAAAAGCTATTTGTATTATTGGTCGAATTATTCTTTGCGTATCTTGCTTTTATAAAAGATCCAAGTAGGTCATTATTCAATATGGGTGATTTATCTTTCAATTCTATGATTATATTATTTTACCTACTCGTGCTTAAGTTGAATTGTACATCGGTAGAGGAGATATATTTCAAAATTATACCAGAATTTCACAAAGATAAAGATGAAAATTTGATCGAACATTTCAAAAGAATTCTCAGTGAGAAGTAAGATGAACCCAGCAATCATCGGTGGTTTAGTTTTTTTATTGATTGTAATAGGAATAGGAATTGTGGTGGCAGTTATCATGTCGAAACGGAAGAATGTACAGGAGACTGGAGATGAAGCTGGAGATGAAGCTGGAGATGAAGCTGGAGATGAAGCTGGAGATGAAGCTAAAAAGGTGGCTAAACCTAAAGCTAAAAAGGCGGCTAAAGCTAAACCTAAAAAGGCGGCTAAAGCTAAACCTGTCGTCCCTATGGTGATTCCCAAAAAAGGCAAAAACTGCAGAGGAAAATGGAGTAGATGGAGTGCATGCAGTGACGATTGTAAGAAAACCAAGACGTGGACAACCACAACAGAGCCGACAGGTGACGGAAAGGCGTGCCCCAGTCCCAATACTAAATCCAAAGATTGTAC